TGGGCTATAATTGACGTGCATGGGGTCACAGGTTCGAGTCCTGTACCGCGCACCAAAAACTCCCGGTTTCGTATGAAATCGGGAGTTTTTCTTTGCTTTTGCCGCCAAAAAGTTCCACCATTTAATACCATGCTTTTTCTTGTTAGTAACGTGTTAGTAACACACTATTTTTTATCAGCCGTGTCTACAGCTGCAATCAGCTCAGAAATATCTGTGTGGACATAAATATTTGCCGTTGTGGAATAGTCGGCGTGTCCCAATATCTTTTGCAGAATCTCCGTGGCCATGCCTGATCTTCTGGCCCAGCTGGCGTAGGTGTGCCGTGTGGCATGTGGGGTTTTCCGCTCGATCTTGAGCTTTTCCAGTAACGGGTAGTAATCCCGTCGACGGAAATTTGCCGGTACCTGTTGGCCGGTATAGCCGGACAGCAAGAGCGCACCCTTCGCCCTGGCGGCAAAGTATGCAAAGTATGCCCGGCCCTCCGGTCTGATGGGAATGGCCCGGTTGCGCCCGGCGGCGGTCTTTTCTCCCCCGATGACATAGGTTTCGTGATAGTCGGCCAGCGGGAGATTGAAAAGCTCTCCGATTCTCATGCCCGTGTAAATCAGCATCAGGATAATTTTCGCGGTGTCGCTTCCGTTTTTCTCCAGTTTCTCAATGTCCGCGTCAGAAAAGATTTCCTTTTCTTTTTTCACGTTTTCTGGCAGATGGATAAATTTTGCAAAGTTTGTTGTGGCAATTTCTTCCCGGATTGCCCATGCGGACATCTGCGTAACAAGCTGCTTGTACTTGCTGCATGTGCTGTGAGATTTATCCGCATATTTGTCCATGACTGCCTGGAAGTCTGCTGTCCGCAAACTGCGGAATCTTGCATCGTGGAGCGGCTGGAACACGTCAAAAGCCCGGTTATATGACTCCACCGCACGGGGGCCTATCTCTTTATAGTGTTCCTCTTTCCAGGCTTCAAATACCTCTTTGAAGGTCATATTATACCGCTCTGTCAAATCCTTCCCCGCCAAGCGCTCCAGAGCCTCCATCGCGTCTTTGCGCGTTGGGTAATATCCTATAATTACCCGGCTTTTTGCCGCCACCCACGGGCGGCTCCTGCGGCCTTGCAGTTTATAGACCGTGCCGGATCCGTTGGGCCTCTTGATGGCCCTGCGGGATTGTTTGGATTGCCGCTTTCCGCAAGATGGGCAAAACAGAGCGCCGTCCGGCAAAACTCCACCGCACTTAACGCAGTTCATTGTATCCTCCTTTATATTGTGACATGGCCGCCCCATGTGGGGCGGCCTTTTTTCATACTTTTTTGCGCAGGGCCATAGAGATGATGACCGATGAGGCTATCACCGCAGTGACTGCTACGGCAATAACAAACCACGCCACGGCGGTAGGCTGTCCGTTGCGGATAAGCCCTTGAGCCGTGATTTGCGAGTCAATAAACAAGTACGCTACCAGGCACATGGCCAGCACGGCGCACATACCAAGCAGAACGAAGACAACTGGCTTGCGAGTGCACATTTGATCCTTCTGTATGGCGTTTACTTCTTCCAGCCTTTTTACGTTACCGGACAAATGCGCGTTTTCCAGCTCCAACTGGTGTATCCTGGCCTGCATAGATTCCGGGTGGTCCACTGGCTTGTCCAGACCGAACAGTTCATCCAGAGACAGATCCAGCACCATGCACATGGCGACCGCGTTGTAGAGCTTCGGGTCCATTTGTGATCCGTCCAGGAGTTTTGACACGGCGGACTTTGACACGCCGGACAGATCTACGATGTCGCTGATGGTGTACCGTTTCTTTTCCTTTGCCTCACGAATCCTTTTTGGGTATTGCTCAATGTTTCCCGCAATTTCCTGCAACGCAGACATGGTTATTCGCCTCCATAAAGTAGATTTCACCTGTGTCGGGACAGAATCTCAAATGCGGGGGCCATTTGCCCTACACCGGACGCACGGTTCCCCGGATTGCGCGTGGACATGGCTTGGCGGCACTGCTATGCTTAAATCGTAGCAGATGACAGCCTGATGGGCTATCTGCTATATCGGCCCTGCCGTCCGGTGCGGGGGCGGCGGGGCCAACATAGTCCAAAATTTATCCCTTTGTTGCCTAATATAGGGCAACGCGGTATGCAATATTTGTCCTATTTGGGGGAATAGGTGAAAATATTTTTTTACGAGGGGGAAATAAATCGTGTGTTTTTGCGAAAAGTATGATATAATAGAACAAATGGACGAGTGCAGCAAGCGAGAACTATTCATAGCCGCCGTCCAGACACTCACACAGGAAGAACAAAGACGATTATGGAAGGAGTTAGAAAAACATGGAATTATCAAACGCAAAAGTCCTGATTGCATCTGACGGCGAAAAGACATTTGTCCTCGTAAATGGAACACCGCTTATCGGAGATAAGATTGATTTCAAATGCGATATGTGCGGTGTCCGGCTCAGCGTGTCTAACGCACTGCTTACGCCTAACCTGTATAAAGCCAGTGACTTCGCCGCATTTGTGAAGAACAAGTTAGGTTATGACCTGTCCGTCATGTAAATCCCACATGAGGACGGTTTCCGGGTCTTGCTGGTCCATGTAGGCAATGCCCGCATCCATCAGGATAACACCACCAAAAGGCGAATACTCGGCATATCCGGCAGCACAAATCTCCTGTAACCCATCCTTTATTGCTTCTGGAATCGGCATGAAGAATGTGGAGTTTTGCTTCGACTGCCCGTATGCCCGGCGCTGGCAGTAATGCGTGTAGAGAGCTGCCAGCGCCTTTTTTGCACTCCTTGTCAGCTCAACGCCCATCGCTGTGCCTCCTCTGCTGAATCTCCACAAGCTTCTGCATCGCTTGAAGAATTTGGTCATCCGTCCAGTTTTCGGCCTGTTTTTCCCAATCGTTCATAGTCGGCACGAACCCCTCGGCATTTATGCCGGGGGCTTTTTTTATGGCCGGATCATCGGTTTCGCCGCGCAGATATTCCGGCGTAGTGTTAAGCTCTGCGGCCAATATTTGCAGTTTTTCTCCGCTGATATCGGTCCCCTGCTTCTTTGCGTCCCGAAGGTATGTTTTGCTGACCCCCATCGCCCGGCAGAGATGCAGTTTTGTTTTCCCGCTCTGTGCTATCATGCTTTCCATTCTGTTGTAATTGAACAAATTGACACCCTCCAATATGTGAGAATTTACAAACTCCAAAAAATGAGGTAAAAACGCTTGCATAACTCAATATTTTGAGGTATCATATAGGCAAGCCCCAGAAAAAAGAGTACAAAAACACCAGCCCCCCATAACAGCGGCTTTAACAATTTCTTTTGGCAGAGTCATTGTAACGCGGTTTGGGCGGCGTGTCAAGTATGAAGTCTCACGTTTGTGAGGCCCGGGGCAATGACTGCGGCGGGGATAGAAATGCCCCGACCGTGCTGTTCCACGGTCGGGGTTTCCCCAAATTTGTTCACCAGAACACCCTTGCAACCTTCCGCACCGTCGGCGTGAGTTTGATACCTGCTTCACTGCATGACCCGACAGTGGCAAGCTGCGTTTTTTTACACGCTTCACTGCGTGGACGCTTGCCGGTTCTACGAGAGGTACACGATGAGACAGCCGTGCTTCTTGGGGGTGCCGCTCACTTTTGCGGGATGGGTTCCGCAAAGCCCATTTGCATCACGCCGTGTCCCCACGGTCTGGAACGGGCAAGGTCAAAAGTTTGGTCAAAAGGCCACCTCCTTTGATTTTGCCACAAGGGCTATCGAAAGGGTACCACATTTCCCCGCCGCAGTCAATGAAAACTCACACATTTAGAGAGGAGGCAGACGCATTTGACGCTGAGAGAACTCCGGGAGAATGCCGGAGTAACCCGGGCACAGGTCAGCAAGAAACTGAATGTTGACCTGTCCTGTTTGTCCCACTGGGAGGTGGGCGACTGGAAACCCGGGCGGAAGTATCACAAGGCGCTGGCCAAGCTGTACGGATGTACCGTGGACGAGCTTTTGGCCGGAGACTCGGAGAAGTAAGAAAGGAGGACAAGTAAGGGATAAATTGGATGATCCTGTGCGTGGCTTTGGTTGTAATCTGCGTGGTGGCGTTTGTGCTTGAGTGCAGAGAATTCTACGGATGGACACTCGCGGTCGGGGTTGTATCTGCCATCGCAGCAGCCGTAATTCTGCTGTGTTGCCCGCTCGCGCGTATCTCAAACAACTCCGATTGCAGCGTGTTCGCACAGCAAAAAGCCTACATCGAATCCCATGTTGCGGAGAACGCAGTAGAGGACGCGGCGCTTACCACCAAGAAGATCGAGCTGAACGACTGGCTTTTCAAAGCTCAGTACAGCAAGGCCCGCTATGGCTCCTGGTCCCTGTACCCGGATACGGTGATGGACCTGGAACCGATTGAGTAACAAAAAATGCCCCGCCAGGCGGCAACCTGACGGGGCGGCGAAGAAGCATTGGCAAGGATTCTTCGCGGGTATTATACCACACCCGCGAAGCAATTGCAAGGAGTAAAGTATGGTAAAAACTATGACAATCGACGAGGCCGCAAAGTATCTGCGGGAAAACGGCGTCAAAATCTCCAAAGAAACACTCTCCGATGGGATTCAGGCTGAAAAGCTGCCGTTCGGTGTGTGCATCGAGACCGGACGTAGCCGGGTGTTTATGATTTTCAAGCGCCTTGTTGACAAGTGGCTTGAGGAAAGGGAAATCTGATGAAAGATTACAAGGGGTTTGCCAAGCGCAGAAATCTGCTGCTGAAAGCATTCAAGGGGTTCGACAAGCGCCTGAGATGCCGTGGTTTTCAGTATGAGGTAGGCAAAGTATACCAGGAACCGGTAGCGGAGTTGTGCAACAAAGGCTTCCACGCCTGTGAAAACCCGCTGGACACGTTCCGATACTACCCGCCGACGGATTCCCGCTATTGCGAAGTGGAGATTGATGACAACGGGCAGCGTAATAGCGATGACTCCAAGGTGTGCGGCAAGGAAATCAAGATCGGCGCGGAAATCGGGCTGGATGGCGTGATCAAGGCCGGGGCTCAATTCATCTTTGAGATGTGCGGGGGATCCGCTGAAGATCATGCATCTGGCGAGAGTGGCAACGCCGCCGCATCTGGCGAGAGGGGCAACGCCGCCGCATCTGGAACGAGGGGCAACGCCGCCGCGTCTGGATTGAGTGGCAACGCCGCCGCATCTGGAGGGTGGGGCAACGCCGCCGCATCCGGAACGAGGGGCAACGCCGTCGCGTCTGGATTGAGTGGCAACGCCGCCGCGTCTGGAATGAATGGCAACGCCGTCGCTTCTGGAGTGATGGGCACTGCTACCGCCACCGGATGTGACGGCTTGGCATCAGCCGTCGGAACGCAGTGCATTGCAGTGGCGTGGGGCGAATATAGCCTCGCAAAAGGCACACTTGGAAACTGGATCGTGGTTTCCGAGCGGGACGACTCAGGCGATATCGTTGATGCCAAACTGGCCCGGGTTGATGGAGAGACCATCAGAGCGGATACCTGGTACACCCTGAGACGCGGCGAGATCGTGGAGGCGGAGTAATGACTATCGTATGGATCTTCTGCTTCATCGGCGTTGGGGCCTCCGTCTCCGGCCTGCTGAAGTTCTTGGACTGGATGGAGGGCGAGCGATGAACAGACTTACCCCGCAGGAAATTGCGGACGAGTTGCGGAAGTGCGCGGACGAGACTGGAGCATGTAGCTCATGCCCGTGGGCATGTGGAGACGGTAGTTGTATCCGCTCGATAATGCATGCAGCCGCTGATGCCCTCGACAACCAGCGCGCACACATCCAGGCCCTCATCAAGGCTAACGAGGCGCACCGCGAGATGGTGGCCCGCCCTGCGAAACGCTCTGATATGGTGGAGGCCTTGGACGCAATCGAAACCGGCATGACCAAGGTGGCCATTGACCGCGACATCTGGCAGAACGATTTGATCTATGCGCTGTGTCAGGGGGTACGGCTCCTTCTGGAAGAGAGGGTGAAGAAATGAGCTGCAAGAGGTCAATCGTAGAGCACCGCCGGACGCTTATTCGGGAGTGCGGGACTTGCGGCAAGACGTTCCTCACGACAGCCGATACGCCGTGGGTTCGCCAAGTTCCTCGTGACGGCAAAAAGGCGGCTACTACATATTATTGCAGTTCAAAGTGCTTTTCCGCGTCGTACAAGCACATCGGATGGTATGACGGGAAAGCCGAAGAACGTAGGAAAGACCGCGAACGGAAGCGCGATTACGCCGAACGGTGCCGGAGATACAACGAGGCGCACCGCGAAGAACGCGCTGCATACGCAAGACGCCGCAGGCGGGAAAACCCAGGCCTGGCTGCTGCGGATAACGCGTACTACAAGAAAAAACGCCGTTTGGCGGAAAAGGAGGCCCGATGATGTACATTTGTGATGAGTGCGGCGCTGGGTTTGAGGAACCCGTCCGCAAACGAGAGTACTCCGAAGAATACGGAGACAGCACCGCATACTATTGCCCTCACTGTGGATCTGAAGAATACACGGCTGACGAGTGCCCGTCTTGCCACGGCGCGAAGAACGCACAGGACCCGGTGTGCCGCAAGTGCAAGCTGCGTGTCAAAGGGCTTCTCCGGCTGTTCGTCAGCGATTTCAACCGAGCTGAACGCGAATACCTGGCCGACCTTCTGGACGGTGCTACGCTGGACAACATTGCGAAAGGAGACAACTTTTGAATATCTACGAAAAAATCCTCGCCATTATGAACGAGGTCCAATACCTGGCAAAGGACGACCATGTGTCTTTTGGCAGCACCAGCTACAAGGCACTCTCTGAGGAGAAGGTAACATCCGTCATGCGGCAGAAGCTGGTCAAGTACAAACTGATCGTGTACCCCATCGCACAGACGGCCAGCCGTGACAAGACCATCACGCACGTGGACGTTATATACCGCATGCAAGATACCGAGGACCCGTCCCAGTACATCGATATTGCGTCGTGCGGGGACGGTGCGGACACGCAGGACAAGGGAAGCGGGAAGGCCATGACGTATGCTTTCAAGTATATGTGGCTGCGCACATTCGCGCTGCCCACTGGCGAGGACCCCGATAAAATCTCATCTGCGGAGCTGGACGCTCGTCAAGAGTCTCCTAAGTGCGAGAACTGTGGTGGAGACATCACGGCAACCACAAAACGCAACGGGGAACTTTGGGAGGTCCCGGACATCGTTACATATTCCAAAAAGCGGCTTGGCCGACAGTTGTGCGCTGCCTGTATTAAGGCCGCCCTGAAAGCGGAGAAGTGACCATGAACGATTTGGTTACAGAAATCGGCAACAAGAGCCGGATGTTGGATGTGGCCATTGCGGAACTGAAAAAGCGCGGGCAGAAATATGCGGAAGCTGAAAAAGCCTACCGCATAGCCCTCGCGCGGCGCATCCTCGAGGAGCGCGAGAAGGGAACGCCGGTGACGATTATCTCCGATATTTGCCGAGGGTCCACACAGATAGCCGGTCTGCGGTTTGAGCGGGACTGTGCAGAAGTGGTGTACAAATCCGCTATGGAGGCAATAAACTCCATGAAACTGCAAATCCGGCTCATGGACAGCCAGCTTGACAGAGAGTGGGGTGCCGCAAAATGAAACAACGCACGTTCCCCCGGACCAAGGACATATCCGGGCAGCGGTTCGGGAAACTGGTAGCACTATACCCCATCTCTTTCAAGGCGACGGGGAATAACACGTGCTGGGTTTGCCAGTGTGACTGCGGCAACAAGACAATTTCTAATGGCGCGAATTTGCGCAGAGGGCACAAGAAATCCTGCGGGTGCATCAAACACCGGGTTACGCCGACCTTCCTGACCTGGAACGGCGAGAAGAGGACCGTATGTGACTGGGCCATAATTACTGGAATCAGCCCGGATTTAATCCGCAAGCGCTGGAAAGCCGGGTGGCCCGTAGATGCAATTTTTACAGAGGTCGAAAAGCCGCAACTGTGCTGGGGCTGCGCCAAGGCATGCGGCGGGTGCTCTTGGTCAAAACGTTTTGAACCGGTCCCCGGCTGGACCGCAGTGCCAACGCTACTGTGCGGAAGAATACCATCGTACCGAATCACAGAATGCCCGGAGTTTGTATCGGACGGTACGGAGTACGATGTCGATGAGTGAAAGAAGATGTTTTCTGTGCGGTAGGAACGGCGCACAGGACCCGCTGGAGCGTCACCATATTTTTGGGGGTTCTTACCGCGGCAAAAGCGAGAAATACGGCGCGGTGGTGTGGCTCTGCGGTGACAGGTGCCACAGGAACGGAAAGTCCGCCGTGCACCGGAACGGCGACCAGATGCGGCGATTGCGTCGGTACGGACAGCTGACGATCATGAAGAACGAGGGCTGGTCAGAATCCGATTTCAGGCGCGAGTTTGGAAAGTCATATCTATAGGAGGCAACGATGGAAAAGAAACTGCTGTACACAAGAAGCGAGACGGCCAGGCTGTTGAGCGTAAGCGTTGACACGCTGGACGCCATGCGGAACGACTGCGTTATCCAGGGCTATCATGTGGCCCGAGGGAACCCCCGCGTCTACTTCAAGGCCAAGGATCTGGAGAAGTTTATGGAGCGCTTGGAGGTGGCAGAATGCTGAACAAGATCATCATCATGGGCCGGTTGACCCGGGACCCTGAGCTGCGCCGTACCCAGGGCGGCACCGCCGTCACCAGCTTCACCATGGCCGTGGACCGGGACTTCAAGTCCCAGAGCGGTGAGAAGGAAACGGATTTCATCGACGTGGTGGCATGGCGCAATACAGGTGAGTTTGCCGCGAAGTACCTTGCCAAGGGCCGCATGGCTGCCGTGGAGGGCCGCATTCAGGTCCGCGACTGGCAGGACAAAGATGGCAATCGCCGCAAGGCCGTTGAGGTGGTGGCCGATAACGTATATTTCGCGGACTCCAAGCGGGACAGCAAACCCCAGGAGTCCCGCGCAGTCGACGATCAGGAATTTGACGAGATCGAAGATGATGGCGACCTGCCGTTCTGAAGGAGGTCTGCCATGCCGAATAGAATCATAAAGGAAAGCTTATGCGACTCGGAAAAAATCGCAGCTCTTTCGGATTTTGAGTTTCGGCTTTGGGTTGGATTGATTACGCAGGCGGATGATGCGGGGCGCGGAGATGCCCGCCCCGCTATCATAAAAGGACGTGTTTTCCCGTTCCGGGAGAGGTTATCCATCAAAGATATCGATGCTGCGCTCCAAGAATTGGCGGCAAAAGGCTGCGTGTCCCTCTACACAGTGGACGGGAGGCCCTACTTTTTGTTCCCCGGGTGGGTCAAGCATCAGCGTATCAGAGATTGCAAGCCGAAGTTCCCCGAGCCTCCGGAAAACACAGTTTTGCAGCAATCTGCGGCGAGTCGCGGCAATCTGCCGCAAGTTGCGGCAATCTGCGGCGAGTCGCGGCAATCTGCGGCCTTAATCCAATCCGAATCCGAATTCGAATCCAAATCCAATCCGAACTGCGCAAGCGCATTTGACGTTTTTTGGCAGGCGTATCCGAGAAAAGCGGGGAAAGCGGCTGCGCGGAAGGCGTTCGACAAGGCGAAACCGCCGTTGGACGTCATTCTCAAGGCCATCGAGGCCCAGAAGCACAGTGCGCAATGGCAGCGCGATAACGGCCAGTACATCCCATATCCGGCCACATGGCTGAACCAGGTACGGTGGGAGGATGAGGTGCAAGAGACCGAACTGCCCGCAAAGCCAGAGCCTCGCTGGAAGTACAACTCCGACACCGGCGGCTGGACGCAGGAGGACTGACGCATGCTGGACTCTCTCTACCTGGAGCAAAACGTCATTGGCGCGCTGCTCATCCAGCCGGAATGCTACGAAGCCGCCGCAGAGCTGTCACCGGATGACTTCCTGGTGCCGGAATACGCAGAGCTGTTCCGGGCCATTCAGCGGCGGAATGAAGCCGGGGACCCTGCGGATGCTCCGTCCGTGCTGATGGACGCATCCAGCCGCAACGACAACGTGACCAGCAAGATCATGATGGACTGCATGGAAGTTGTCGTGACCACTGCCAACATCGACGTGTGGGTGTCTGGAATGCGGGATGCATCTATGGGCCGGAAGCTCAGGGATTTGGGTGAGGAACTACGAACAGCGGAGCTATCCCCACAGGATGCACTCAGAGCGGCACAGGAAGCCGTCACGGCGATTCAGGACGGCGCGGGGGTATCCGGGGTCCTGGAAATCTCCGATGCCGTGAAGAGCCTTAAAAATCGCGTTGACAAGGGCTTTGCTGGCGGGCCTCCACCATACGTCAAGACCGGCTTGCAAGAATTTGACCGATTGCTGGGCGGCGGCCTTATTAACGGCGGGTTCCACGTCGTCGCCGCACGGCCTGGAAAGGGTAAATCTGCCCTGGCTATGCAAATCGCCCTCAATGCGGCAAAACGCGGCGTGAAGGTGCTGTATATCTCCTTGGAGATGTCACCGGACGACTGCACCAGCAGGCTGACGGCCAACATAGCGGGGATATCCTCGCGGCTGCTGATGTTCGGCGGCACACTGACAGAGGCAGAATACGCCAAGTACGCGGAAGCATCCGCCAAGCTGTCCGAGTTGCCCATCGTGTTTAACCGGCGGACGGGCATGGACATGCGGGGAGTGACGGCGCTGGCCTACAAAGAGCGACCGGGGTTGATTGTGCTGGACCACATCGGCTTGCTGGAGCAGGAAAACAAGAAAGCCACGCTCTACGAGAGCACGACGAAGAACAGCCGGTCGGCCAAACTGCTGGCCATGCGGATGGATATCCCACTGCTGTGCCTGTGCCAGTTGAACAGAGCCGGTGCGTCAGATCGTGGCGGCGAGTTCCGGGCCACTATGGCCAACCTGCGGGAGTCCGGCGCGATCGAGCAGGACGCGGACACCGTGACGCTGCTGCACCGCCCGTGCGAGAAAGAGGACCGGGGCGAATGGGACCCGGACATGCTGGAGCTATACCTGGACAAAAACAGACGCGGCCCCACCGGGATGGTGAGGATGGCCTATTTCCCCAACACGGGCCGCATAGTGAAGTGAGGGTGACATGAAAAAGATCGTTATTCCCCTGCCCCCTGTGACCAAGAAAAATCACCAGCGCATTGTGCGAGGGCGGTATGGTGCGCCGATGGTGTTGCCGTCCGCACAGTACGAGGCGTACCAGCAGGCCGCCGCATGGCATTGCAAGGGCGGCGAGACCATCGCAGAACCGGTGGAGGTTAAGTGCCTGTTTTATATGCCCACCCGGCGCAAGGTGGACTTAACCAACCTGCTGGAGGCTATCGACGACATCCTGGTGTATGCCGGGACACTGGCGGATGACAACAGCAGTATCATCGTGTCGCACGACGGGAGCCGGGTCCTGTACGACAAGGAAAACCCCCGGACGGAGGTGTACATAACGAAATATCAGGAGGAAACGAAAACATGAGGAAAGCGAAAGAGGGGGAGTTCCGCAGCAAAGTGTATGCGGACAGGCCACCCTACGCCGACTTTGAAGCCCCGTCGAAATTTGAGGCGATTAAGAGCATCATTGCCCGGCGGCTGAAAGAGCACCCGAACGCGATGTGCTCGTACTCTGGGGGCAGTGATAGCGATATCATGCTGCACCTGATCGAGCAGGTGCGGGAGATGTTCCAGCTCCCGCCGGTGAAGTATTACTTTTTTGAAACGGGACTGGAGATGGCCGCGACTCGGAGGCACGTCAAGGAGCAGGCGGAGAAGTACGGCGTTGAGATTATCACCGTCAGGCCGAAAAAAAACATCGTGCAAGCCACCCGAGAGTATGGCCAGCCGTTTGTATCAAAAATCATGTCTGCGGGGATAGAAGCTGTGCAGAGGAAAAACATCCCGCTTAGCATCCATGAAGAGTACAACGATGCCGAGGACAAAGCCGCAAAACGTGCGGAGCTTAAGGCCAGATACCCTGGTAGCGAACAGGCCATTAATTTCCTGTGCTGTTGCAACTCTGCCGGGGAACCGAGACCCAACATCCAGTTGGTAATCAATTCCAGTAAGTATATGCTCGATTTCATCCGGGAAAACCCTATCCCGTTTCGGGTGAGTAACAAATGCTGCGATATCTGCAAAAAGCAACCCGCCCACGAAATTGAGAAGCAGTACGACATGGTGATTACCGGCGAACGGCGGGACGAAGGCGGCATGCGGTCAGTCCCGAGGGGCGACAACACGAGTATGTGTTTCGCGGAAACGGCAAAGGGCAAATTCCGCCTGCGCCCGCTGTTCTACGTATCAGACGCGGACAAAGCGTGGTACAAGGAGTACTATGGTTTGCGGTATTCCGATGCCTACGAGGTGTACGGGCTCAAGCGGACGGGGTGCTGCGGGTGCGCGATTTCCGCCAGGGCGGCAGACGATCTGGAAAAAATCAAGCCGTACGAGCCTAACGTGGTTAAGGCGGCGTGGAACATCTTCGGGGACAGCTACCGGTACCGGACCAGGTACAACGAGTACCGGTCGAGGCGGAATGCGGAGGCGGCAGAAGCGAGGAAAGTCGAAAAGGGACAGGTAGGGCTGTGGGATGAATGACTTTGACTACGATTGCATGCAGAAAAAGCGCACTGCGCGAGGATCGTTTGCGCATATTAGCCGAAAGCGCGGCGGGTGTACGCTGCCCAGCGACAACCTGACCGCGAAGCAAAGAAGGGAGAAAAACGGAGAAGTGAAAAGCTACAACATTACCCGACCCATGCCGTGGCCGGAGTTCAAGGCACTGCCGGAGGACCTGAAACGCGAGTTCTTTCGCAACATGCAGAGCTTTGGCGGTACTGCAAGCTGGCTGGCGGATGAAATGGGCGCGGCAAGCGCGACCATAAGAGCCGCCGCAAAAGCAGCCGGGACACCGTTTGCGCGCGGAAATGGGGATTTGCTACTGTGGGGCCGGAAGGTTGCAGAGTGGGCGAACGCCAAACAGCAGACTGCCGCGGAGACTCCCGCCGAAGAACCTGCAGCTCAGGAATCCGGGAAGAGTTTGATCCTGGAGCATGCCCGCATGGAGTTTAGTTTCACCGATTTTTCGGATTTGGTGCAATTCCTGCGGGTGGCGGTACCGGAGAGCGGGTTTTGCGTTGACCCGGGGGAGATCAACCCGAACCTGAAACCGCACCAGCGGGACTCTGTGATTTGGGCGCTTCGCGGCGGGCACCGAGCCTTGTTCCAATCCTTCGGCCTCGGAAAGACGGTGCAAGAAATAGAGTTCTGTCACCAGGCAGTAAAGCACGACGGCGGACGGGCGCTGATCGTCCTTCCGTTGGGTGTCCGCCAAGAGTTTGCCAGGGACGCGGAAACCATCTTGGGCTACCCGGCCCCGGTATACATCACTAAGATGCAGGACTTGGCCGGAACAGGTGCTGAGATCGTCATGACAAACTATGAGCGCGTCCGTGACGGCGACATCGACCCGACACAGTTCACGGCCGTAGCGCTGGATGAAGCGTCTGTGTTGCGCAGCTTCGGGAGCAAGACATATCAAACCTTCCTGCCCAAGTTCCGGGGCGTGAAGTATAAACTGGTCTGCACGGCCACACCGTCGCCCAATCGGTACAAGGAGCTTATCCACTATGCTGGATACCTGGAGATCATGGACACGGGGCAGGCCCTGACACGGTTTTTCCAGCGTGACAGCACCAAGGCAAACAACCTTACCCTGTACCCGCACAAAGAAGATGAATTCTGGCTCTGGGTATCCTCGTGGGCGCTGTTCGTGGGGAAGCCCTCCGATTTAGGATATGACGATACCGGGTATGACCTTCCCCCGCTGGACGTCCGGGTGCATATCGTTCCGGACGACTACGGCACGGAAACGGACCGGGACGGGCAATACAAAATGATGAACGACGCGGCAACATCCCTGGCGGAGGCCGCGCGGGAAAAGCGTGACAGCATTCAGCGGCGCGTCGCCGTAGCCAAAGGAATCGTAGACAGCGACCAGGAGGCACATTTCATCTTGTGGCACGATCTGGAAGCGGAACGCCACGAAATAAAGAAATCCATGCCGGAAACCGTGGACATCTACGGCAGCATGGATTACGACGAGCGGGAGCGCCGGGTAATTGATTTTTCGGAAGGCCGAACACGTCTGTTTGCAACGAAAAAGAGCCTATCTGGCTCCGGGTGCAATTTTCAGAGACATTGCCACCGGGCTATCTTCATCGGTATTGACTATGAGTTCAACGATTTCATTCAGGCAATCCACCGAATTTACAGGTTCCTGCAAACGGAACAGGTGATTATCGACATCATCTACACAGAAGCGGAGGACCCCATCTACCGTGTCCTGATGCAGAAGTGGAAGCAACACAACGACATGCAGGCACGAATGCGGGAGATCGTCCAGAAATACGGGCTTTCCGGTGAGGCTCAGACGGAGAAAATGAGCCGGAGCATAGGAGTTGAAAGAGTGGAAATCAAGGGAAAGAATTTCATCGCCGTGAATAACGACTGCGTAGAGGAAACGGCGAAGATGGCGGAAAACAGCGTGGACCTTATTGTGACCAGTATCCCGTTTTCCAACCACTATGAGTACACGCCCAGTTACAACGATTTCGGCCACAATGAGGACACACGGAGATTCTTTGAGCAGATGGACTACCTGACGCCAAACCTCCTGCGCGTACTGAAGCCGGGGCGTGTGTTCTGCTGCCACGTAAAGGACAGGGTTCTGTTCGGCAACGCTACGGGCATGGGCATGCCAACCATGGAGCCGTTCCACGCGATGTGCATCCGGCATTACATGCAGCATGGATTTGCCTATTTCGGCATGATCACCGTTGTGACGGACGTGGTGCGAGAGAACAACCAGACATACCGGCTGGGCTGGACAGAGCAGTGCAAGGACGGCTCAAAGATGGGGGTGGGCTGCCCGGAATACATTCTTCTGTTCCGAAAGCTGCCTACGGACCGCAGCAAGGCTTATGCAGACGAAAAGGTGGTAAAGAGCAAGGACGAATACACCCGGGCACAGTGGCAGATCGACGCGCACGGGTTCTGGCGCTCATCTGGCGACCGGCTCATGACCAAAGAAGAGATCATGGCCATGGACACCGGGAAGATTCAGGCGGCATACCGGAAGTACAGCCGAGGGACCGTGTACGATTACGCGGAACATGTCCGCATGGCGAAAGAGCTGGACACAGATGACAAGCTCCCGGCCACGTTTATGGTGGTAGCGCCTGGGAGTTGGACAGATCAGGTATGGGACGATATCAACCGGATGCGAACCTTAAACACCACGCAGAGCCAGCGCCGCCAGCAGATGCACGTTTGCCCGCTCCAGTTGGATATTGTAGACAGGCTTATCAATCGCTACAGCAATCCCGGGGAATTGGTGCTGGACCCCTTCGGCGGACTTGGCACTGTCGCCTTGGAGGCGATGAAGGCCGGGCGGCGCGGGTATACCATCGAGCTGAACAACGGGTATTTCCGCGATGCTGTGGGCTATCTCAAGGAGTACGAGCAAGAGGACATGAACATTTCGCTTTTCGACCTGATGGAGGAAACAAAATGATCTACGCCCAAGAATCCCTCGTTGACGAGATCATCGTGGACAACTTCGCGGGCGGGGGTGGTGCGTCAACCGGGATTGAGTTTGCCACGGGCAGGCGGGTGGCAATCGCCATCAACCACGACCCGGACGCCATCCGGATGCACCGCACAAACCACCCATACACCGAGCATTTGCAGGCGTCCGTATGGGATGTGGACCCGGTAGCCGAGTGCCGGGGCCGTCCGGTAGGGCTGGCGTGGTTCTCGCCGGATTGCAAACACTTCTCCAAGGCCAAGGGCGCTGCACCGGTAGACCGGAAGATTCGTGGACTCGCTTGGATTACGCTGCGCTGGGCGGCAAAGGTGCGGCCCCGGGTAATCATCCTGGAAAACGTGGAGGAGTTCCAAACGTGGGGACCGGTACGGAAGGGCAAGCCGGTGAAGAAACCGGCGGGAACGACTTTCCGGCGGTTTATCAGCCAACTGGAGGCGCTGGGCTACACCGTGGAGTTCCGGGAATTGGTGGCGGCGGACTACGGAGCGCCGACCTCCCGGAAACGCTTTTACATGGTTGCCCGTTGCGACGGAAAACCCATTGTGTGGCCGAAACCGACTCACAGCAAAACCGGCGCAGATGGATTGCCCAAATGGCGCAGCGCGGCGGAAATCATCGACTGGAGCCTGCCATGCCCGTCGGTATTCGATACCAAGGCGGAGATCATGGAAAGATATGGCCTGAAGGCGGTGCGGCCGCTGGCGAAGAACACCATGCGGCGGATTATTCGAGGGGTGGACAAGTTCACCATCCGCAGCGGCAAGCCGTTCATCGTACAGCAGAAATTCCAGAACGCTGCGCAGAACATCGAAAAGCCATTGACGACTGTTACGGCGGTAGGAGCGCATGAATTGTGCAAGCCGCTGCTGGCTCCCGTGACGGTGACCAACACCAGCAACAGCGTGGGGGCGACTGTCGGCGAACCGATGAACACGGTGAGAACCGGCGGAGGAGGCGGCCAAATGCTGGTGACGCCGTTCCTTGCGGAATGCAACCATTCCGGCGGCGGTCATATCGCGCCCGTGGGAGATGCATACAAGACCATCACCGCCAAGCACACGGGCGGTATCGTGGCTCCGTCCCTTATCCAGTACCATACAGAGCAGACGGAGAGTGTCCGGGCGTCCGGGCTGGGTGCGCCCATCAATACCGTGGACGCCTCCAACAGATACGGCCTGACCTGCGCAAACTTGGTGGAGTATTACACCGGCGGCAGACCGCTGGACATTACGGACGCTATGCACACGGTGACAAGCCACGACCGCGAGGCTGTGGTGGCCGCCCATGTGGTGAAGTTCAAGGGCGACAACCTGGGGCACGGCATGAACGATCCGATGCAGACCGTGACCACCAGCGCCGGGGAGTTCGCCGAATGCGTGGCATGCATGGCGAAGATGCACAGAGGTGATAACTTGGGTCACTGGCCCGAGATACGCGCCCTGCTGAACGAGTATTGCGGCTACACGCTGGCGGAGGACGAGGTGCTTCTGCTGGAGATCAGCGGCGCACTGTACTACATCGCGGATATCGGACTGCGGATGCTGTCGCCCCGTGAGCTGTACAACGCCATGGGCTTCCCGCCGGATTACATCATTGACCGTGACTATTTGGGCAACGAGTACAAAAAGAGTGCACAGGTAGCCCGCTGCGGGAATGCCGTGTGCCCGCCCATGGCGACGGCTCTGGTGAGGGCAAACCTCCCGGAGTGGTGCGGGGCGGAGATCACGACCATGGCGCAGCTGACGGACTGTGTGGCAGTGTGAAAGGAGGCCCCCATGAAACCATCACATGCAGAGGTTGCCGAAACCCTGCGCGAATATGCAGAATGGGCCGATGCAAATATCTACGAAGTACCTATTATGTTGCCGGATGATTTGAGAACGGCGGCTGATATGCTGGAGAAAGGAGAATGATATGGACGCTGTGAAGTTTTTGAGAGAAGCCAAGCGGATGTGTGACCAGCATACGGAACCCTGCAATACATGCGCAGCAAACGAATTTTGTGGCTTTACGCCGGAGTTCCCGAGCGAATTCGGGGAAACGACTCAAATGCAGAAGATGGTGGAACTTGTTGAGATGTGGAGCAAGGAACATCCCCGCAAGACGCGACAGGATAAGCTCTTGGAGCAGTGGCCCAACGCGCAAGTGGTATCTGGAGTATTGCAGATTTGCCCCAAATCTGTTATGGGGCCGAACGGATGGTGGAAAGATGGGTGTGGCGGAGTGCAATGTTGCGTCTGCCGCCGCGAGTTCTGGATGCAGGAGGTGGAGTGATGGAAAACATTTTGCAAAACTTCGCCAGCGGGCTGTGGATCGTGTTGGGCGTGTACTGTTTCTTCGGACTGAGGAAGTGGAACAAGCGGTTCAGCGAGCTGTATGAAGAACTGAAACGGGAGGTGGAGTGAATGAACGATATCACACGCCAGCCCTGGGCCGAATGGCTGGAAAACTCCCTGAGAACGGTAGTGGATATCGGGGCGGAACGCATGTGCATTGCAGGGAAAACGCCGGATGGGACCGTTTTTACCGGATATTACAACGCCGATGCAACGGATAAGGCCGTGTTTGCGCACAATATCCAGAGCGATGTGACCATGGATATCATCCGGGAGAACATCGGGAAAATCAAGGAGATGCTTGAGGAGAATGACGATGGATAAGCTGAAACCGTGCCCGTTTTGTGGATATAAGGGCGTAGAGATACTTGCGGATGAAAACGAGTATTTGTACTATCGGTACTTCTCACAGTGCCAGAGATGTGGGGCCGGTGCAAAGCGAGCCAACACAGAAGAAGATGCTGTTAAAGAGTGGAACAGGAGGGCTGACAATGGCTGACCAAATGCAGTTATATGACACATCGGGGAAACAATCAAGTAACAACACAGGTAAAGTTAAACGGAAGTGGGAAAATGGTTTCCAGAGATGGAGCAACCGGAACAGTGCAGATGGTGGTAGCTCTTTTGGGTGCTGTGGATTCGGCAGTATGTGTGACTACTGTGAGGATAATACGTATGGACGTCCGTGTGTCAGGTCGCTGAACGCCATGATCCGCGAAAAGCGTCTGAAGATCGACTACGAAAAGACTAGTTACGAAGAAGTATGGGAGGGGATTTTTGACAATGGCTGAATACCTCGAGCGTGAAGCGATAATGAAGTTCCCAATCCGGAAAGACCGGAGCGACAAGGAGCACGCGAACGAGCATTTTATCTATGGCATTGAGTCGGTCCTGGAATACGTAGAGAATCTGCCATCCGCTGATGTGGCCCCGGTGGTGCGGTGCAAAGATTGCGAGAACAGCTACTATGCAGTGGATGATCTGATATGCTCCTACGGCCCGTGCGTTGATTGCCCTGTGTCTCCGGATTTCTGGTGCGCGAATGGCAGACGGAGGGAGGATGCCCATGCCCAAGACTAACCCCCGCAGAATCCCCCGCACCCAGGCCGACGTAGACAAAGCTTACAGCAACGGTGTTGTGGAGGGCCTGAGCCGGGGCATAGACCTGATGCTGTATGTCCTGATCGATAAGCACGACGCGCCGATGGACGATGTGCAGCAGCTTGCTGTGGAGCTAAACCACGCCGCTCAGTGCGTGGCGGAAGGGTACGTTACCTGGGCAGATATCCGGCAGATGCTCAAAGAGTACGGCGTTGAGACGGCGCTGGAATAGGAGGTGCTACATGAGCAACAAATACTCGCTCCCATACGATATCCGCATGGAGTGTATCGCCTATGTCAGGGGCTATCCCAGACGGGTCCGCGCGTACAATGCGGCCCGGGAAGAAGTGTTGGAGTCGTCGGCTTATGCCATGTCCGGTATGCCCCATAGCCCCGGTAACAGCAGGATAGCCGAACGCAAGGCGGAACGGCTGACGATCATTGAGAGCTGGCCGGAGACGAAGAAGATGCGGGCCGTAGAATACGCCATGGACAACGTGGGCAGGGATATCGCCAACGAGAACGTGCGGCGCAAGCTGGTATGGGCGATCATGCGAAACTGCGACAGTCAGAAACAGTACCCCATCGAGATGATATCCCCAGCCGGGATAAGCCCACGCACATTCCGGCGGCGAAAAGATAAATTCCTGTGGTTGATTGCGCAAAACGCAAAAATTATTGAAAATGTGGCCCCAAACCACGTTTCAGGTGGTGTAAAATAGTATCATCGGAGAGTGGAACCAGTCAGCCCACAACCCGAAATTTCATTTTTCTCCTCTTTCTTTCCTCCATAGGTTAAGGCACAGCCGGTAATTGGTGCCTCCGCGCAAGCGGCCTCGCAAGGGCGTTACCGGCATGCAGACACTCACGGGATATCTCGCGGGTGTCTGTTTTTATGCGGGTGTAGCCAAAAGGTAAGGCACGGGGCTTTGACTCCCGTATGTGCTGGTTCGACTCCAGCCGCCCGTTCCAAAAGATAGTAGGGGTGCCCAATTGGGTGGGTGAACTTGTGCCAGACATAGCGCAGAGGTGGGAGCGCGGCACATAAACAGGAGAAGTTATGAAAATCATTAAGCACGGGAAACAAGATAAATTTGCCCGGGCAGAATGCCCAACGTGCGGGTGCATATTTGAGTTCAATCTGAGGAGCGAAGTCCAATACATGCAAAATGTTGAGCACGACTACATGACCGGGAGAACGATTGTCCGACCGGCAGATGTGTATGTCAGGTGCCCGGAGTGTGACGAATTTTTTGAAATCACCCCAAATATGTTAAGACGGGAAGAAGGTGACATAGATGGCAAGTAAAATCACGCAAGCTATGAGAGAGCAAGTCCTTGCCGACTATGACGCATGTAAGCATATAGCGACTGTGGCAAAACAAAACGGGCTGTCCGAGCCGACTATCCGCAAGATCATCGTACAAGAACGCGGAGAGAATGCCATCTCACACACCAGAGGCGCGGCATCAGCGTCTGTTACGGCCAGGTGCACTGCGACAAATGAAGAAATCTCGCAAATTGTTAGGGAGTCATTCCAATACTTCAAGAGGTCGTGCGTAAAGACTGATGAAGAATGCGCCGATAAGCTTAACGACTATTTCCAACAGTGCGTAGAAGATGGGCAGATTCCCACGGTGGAAGATATGTGCCTCGCTCTCGGTGCCGTAACTCAAACGGTTCTGGACTGGCAAAAGGGATCGTTGGGCCCCGTGAGGGCTGGCATGATAAAAAAAGCCAAACAAATTTTGGCCGGAATCGACGCAAAACTGGTCTCACAGGGGAAAATTCCGCAGATTACGTACATTTTCCGCGCAAAGAACTTCTTCGGCATGACCGACAAACAAGAGGTCGTTCTCACGCCCAACAATCCCCTTGGGACAGAAACGCCGCCCGAAGAACTTCAGAAGAAGTACATCGAGGCGGCGTCTTGCGACTATGAAGCCTGATTTTCTTAGCGACTATTCAGCAACTTTCGAAGTATTGGCAACGATTTTCCCGGGTTTATACACGGTTTAGCGACTATCAGCGACTTTCGCGCAAAACTGGGCGACTTTCGCAGCGACTTTCGGCGCGAATCCGCCAGATTGAGCGCATGCGCACAGCCGCTTGACCAACTCCCCCGCCTTTCCCCAGCCACGCCCTGAGCCGGACGGCGCGCACTGTCTCGCCCGGGATTATGCCCCCCCTGCGCCATAGCGTTGATGGGCCTGTCAATACGATTTGCGGCGCTGCCATATCCCCCGGCCCCGGAAGCGGCCACGCCGCCATGATCAAGCCGGGAAAAGCAGGGCGGCCACACACCGCGCAAACACACCATACCATGACACCGCCACAAACCCCGCTAAAACGCCGCGCGCAGCGTGTTGCGTTGGCGGAGGTATCCCAATACCGCCCAACAGCAAAAGCCCGCAAAACGCCATTACTGGCAGGGCAAAAAAAATAACCGCCCCGGATAGAGCCGGGGCGGCTTGTCAACATTAATCTTATCTTGTCAAAACTCCATGATTGCCATAATAGCCATTATCAAACGCAACCACGGCGGCGGATAAATCCAAATCATCAGGGGGGCAAACCAGCAAAAACGGGAACTTATAATACACCCGATCAATAGTAATGTTGCCCGAATACCCAATAAAACGCAAATACTCAAGCCATGATCTGACAGTAACGCCCGGGACCAGTTTGCCGGAATTATCCCATGGACACATAATAGACATAATATACACTCCTCTATAGTTAATTATATAGTTAATTATATGGATTTATCGCGATTTTGCAAGCCCTTATTTGGCCGAGTCCGCGTCGGGCTGTCAGATGGTTGATTACTTGGACTTGCGGACCACATCGGCCAGGACGGCCAGCGGGAGCCATATAATCAGCAACAAGATAGATAGCAATCCGGCACCCCCTCAAGCGAGGCAAAACCGGCGCGCCGTGGTCTGCTTGGTGTACTTGGCGTACAGCTCCGGCTGGTCGGCCTTGAGGGCCTTAGAGTCCAGCCGGGACGATGTGACGGCCTTGTATGTGATCTTGTAATCCAGGCCCGCCAGGGTATCAACCCCGGCGGCGTCCATGTGCTGCTTGATGGCATCCTGCAAACCGTCAATCTCTGCGGCCAGCTCATCGGCCATGCGGCGCAGCTCTCTGAGCTCTTGCACCTTGGCGGCAATCTCGTTAGCGCTCATTGCTGCACCTCCTGCCGGGCGGCCCGGATCGCAGAATACATCCGGCGGAAAGCCTGATGCAATGCCCTGGCCTGCACATCAAGCCATCCTTCCTGGCTGTTCGGTCTGCGCTCCCCGTTACGGGTGCGCTTGAGTTCTGAGGGGGTGCAGAGGGCGGCGGCGATGTCCCCATCATACACAAGGGCAGAGCCGCCCCAGCTGTATTCACTCCAGTTGCGCGCCCCATTCAAGGCCGCAGTCTGGCAGGCGGTGCAGTTTTCCAGAGTTTCGCCGGAGATATAGCCGCCCTTGTAGTAGTCCGTGAGCTGCTGGAGCATGTCCATGGCGTACTCATTCACGCCCCGCCCCCATGCGCTGCGGTCCTTGCGCTGTTCAAGCGTCTGCTTTGCCTTTGCAAGTACTGTTGTATAATCCATTGTATTACCTCCCGGCCTTACTGGCCTATCTCTTGACCAGGCGGGCCGGTCGTGGTACACTGTACGCGCTGGGCCTCTGGTCTGGTGTGGGGGCTGCTCCGGGGCTTGGTAGGCTGTAACCGGTGCGGCCCTCTCTCTATGCTGATATGATAACACTCCCGGCGTAGTATGTCAATACCTTAATGCACAATTTTGCAATATTGCAATGGATTATTTGCAAGGCATGCGCAACGCGCCGCCGGTGTTGCACATGGGTATACCTTTTGCCATGCGCGGCAGGCGTAGCCGTGCGGGGGTGGGGGATATCGTGGGCGGGAGCGGGGCCGGGTAAGCCCCAAAATGCCCGCAAAAAACAAAAGAGAAAAAATACCTGTGCATTGCATAAACTGAAATTGACATATTGACACACCTTTGCAGACGTGATATAATCACGGCAAAGGAGGGACGAAAAATGAAAGTAGGATACGTCCGTGTGTCAACGAAAGAGCAAAACACAGCAAGGCAGGAAATCACGATGGAAGCGCTCGGCGCGGAGAAGCTGTTTGTAGACAAGTGCAGCGGCAAGAACACTGACCGGCCAGAACTGAAGAAGTTGTTGGCGTTTGTGCGCGAGGGCGATACCGTGGTTGTGAGCGAGATCAGCCGGTTTGCAAGAAATACGCGCGATTTGCTAAACCTTGTTGACCAACTGACAGAGAAGGGTGTACAATTTGAATCACAGAAGGAAAAGATAGATACCACCACCCCGGCGGGCAAATTTATGCTGACGGTATTTGCGGCAGTGAGCCAGCTGGAGCGTGATTATATCAAATCCCGGCAGAAAGAGGGCATCGACGCGAAGAAGGAGCGCGGCGAGTATGTAGGCCGTCAGGCTATCCCGGTGGACAGGAAGAAGTTCGAACAGGAATACGACCTTTGGAAATCGGGCCATATCACCGCCAAAGCGGCTATGGGTCATTTGGGCCTGAAGCCGAACACATTCTACCGGCGTGTTAAGGAATACGAATCTGGCGAGATGAAGTAATTCCCCCGGCCACCTGGGAGAAAATAAATGTGGAGGAAAAGGAAAATGAGAGCAAAGAAAGTGTGGGCAGTGCTGCTTGCCATCATGGTGGCGGCAATTGCTATGGTCGGGTGCGGAGGCACCGCAGACCAACCGGATGACGGCGAGACCGGAAATCAGACCGTTGAGACGGTCGTGTATGACGGCGAGACGTTCAAGGCAACGTACCTGGGCATCACGGAACTGGATTCCGTGCCGGGTGTTTGCTACATCCAGATGAAGTTCGAGAACAAGACGGACCAGGAAATTACGGTATATCCGCAGGACAGCTCTGTGAATGATACGATGGTCCAATATCTGGGCGGAGTCCCCGCAACAATGCAGGGCGGGAAAAACATCAATTATTCCATGTTTTTCTACCTTGAAAAGGCTGGCCTGTCCGACATTTCCGAGGTCAAGACGCTTGAGTTCAAGCTGACCGCTGATTTCAACGAGACCTCTGACACGATCACAATCAACGTGGGCGAGTAACCTATACAAGCAAAATAAAAGAGACGAGTTCTTTCGGGAACCCGTCTCTTTTTATGCGCAAAAGGAGGGCGCATGGACTACACGAAGCTGGCGGAAAACATAAAACAGCATATTGCGCGGAATCCGTCCGACCACGTGCCGTACATGGACCTTCTGTCCGTATGCCGACAACTGGAACCGGATGATTTCACCCTGGCCCATGAGCTGAGCAAGGATTTGCGAAAACTGAGTTCTGCGGCCCTGCACAAGTGCAGCGCAAATGCGGCGGATTCTCTGTTTGACGTGTACAAAAAGGCCATGTGCTTTGACGCACCGCACGATTTCGACACGTTTCTGCTGTACATCGAGATGAACCGCAAACCGGAGAAGAAGTTCTACGCACCCAGGCGACATTATTTGCGGCCTATAGTGGCGGCGTATCAAGAGGTTTTGGACGGAAAGCTGCGGCTGTTAACGCTGTCGATGCCCAAACGCGCCGGGAAATCCCAGTTGGGCATCAATTTTGTCAATTTCCTGTCCGGGCGGGAACCGGACAAGTCGTCCCTAATGGAAGGGACGGGGGACGACCTGGTGAAAAGCTTTTATTCCGGGTGCCTGGAGTATCTGCAAACGCCGAATGAATATTTATTCTATGACGTTTTCCCAAATTCTCCGCTGGTGCAGACCAATGCGGACACAAAGATACTGAATCTGCGGTCAAAATCCCGTTTCCCCACAGTCATGTGTCGATCTATTGACGCAAGACAAGTGGGCTTGTCGGAGGCTACAAACGTCCTATATCTGGATGACTGCGTAGAGGGGCGTGAGGAAGCAAAAAACCGCCAGAGACTGGACGATAAGTGGGAGATTATATCCGGCGATATCCTGGGCCGAGCCATTGAGGGAACCCCCATTGTCGCCACGGGGACCCGCTATTCCCTGTATGACCCCATCGGCCACCTCCAAGAGGAAGCGCAAAAAGGCGGCTGGGCGTGGAAAGCCATTGAAATACCGGCACTTGACCCCGTTACGGACGAGAGTAACTACGAATACGAACGGGACGGGAAAAAGGTGTTTACCACAGCGTATTTCCGCGAACAGAGGGAGCTTTTGAGCGCGGAACAATTTGAGAGTGAATTCCAGCAGCAGCCCTTTGAAGCAAAGGGGCTGCTTTTTAACAAGGATGAGCTGAATTATTTCTTTGAACTGCCCACAGGCCGTGATCCGGACGCCGTTATTGCCGTGTGCGACACCGCAGAAAGCGGAAGCGACAGCACCGCCCTTCCCGTTGCGGCGCTGTACGGGGATGAAGTGTATATCGTGGACGTGGTGTTTGATGATTCTCCGCCGGACGTCACAAAGCCGGAATGCGCCAGGTGCCTGATCGACAACCGCGTTGCGGACGCGCTGTTTGAAAGCAACAACGCGGGCATGTATTACGCCAGAGACGTTGCGAAAATCGTCCGGCAGCGTGGATATAGCGTTGGAATACGTACAAAAAGGACCATTTCCAACAAACAGACGCGAATTGAATTTGCGTCCGACAACATCAAGAAACACTTCTGGTTCAAGCATCCGTCCACCTATAAACGGGGCAGCCAGTACTTCAATTTCATGAAGGAAGTCACCACTTACACACGGAGCGGCAAAGTGCCGCACGATGACGCACCGGATGCTTTATCCCTGCTGGAGAACGAAATCCGGATGCGAGTGGGCGGCAAAGTGGAAGTGTTCAAGCGGCCATTTTAAGGGGGTGTGCCAATGAATCTTTTTGGTCGGAAGGTTATCTACACGGACGTTGAGCACGTCACCCGGGGAAATGTGGTGGATGTTTTGCAAAGGGCTATGCCCATCCACCAGATGAACCGGGCGGACATTGAGTATCTTTACAGGTATTACAAGGGGGACCAGCCCATCTTGGGCCGGGTAAAAGATGTCAGACCAGAAATCAACAACAAAATCGTTGTGAACCGGGCAAACGAGATCGTTTCGTTCAAGGTCGGGTATCTGCTGGGTGAGCCTGTGCAGTACGTCAGCCGGGGAGACGATGAGAGTATTGCCGAGGGCGTGTCCAAGCTCAACGATTATGCGCTTTCAGAGGACAAGCCCGCCAAGGACAAGGAACTGGCGGACTGGTTTCATATCTGCGGAACGGCTTACCGCATGATTCTGCCGGACAAAATGGCGGACGTGGATGAAGATGAAGCACCGTTTGAGATTTTCACACTGGACCCGCGCAACACCTTTGTGGTGTACTCCAGCGGATTAGGTCACCGTCCCATTCTGGGCGTGACGTATGTGCAAAAAGAGGATAACACCGTTGTTTTCTGCTGCTATTCCGAGGATACGTATTTCGAGGTGACGGAAACCTGGGACGTGAAAGCGGAGCCGCAGATTTTGGGAATCCCCATTATCGAGTACCCCGCCAATGAAGCCCGGTTGGGCGCTTTTGAAATCGTGCTCCCCCTTCTGGACGCTATCAACAACGTCCAATCCAACCGCATGGACGGCGTTGAACAGTTTGTCCAGGCGCTGATGCTGTTCCACAACGTGGACATTTCGTCCGAAGACTACAAGAATCTGAGGGCAGAAGGCGCTATTAAATTCAAGGACATTGATGCGACACTCAAAGCTGACGTTGGGTATCTGACGGCAGAGCTGAACCAGACGCAGACCCAAACATTGACGGATGACATGTACGACACTGTCCTGACGATCTGCGGAATGCCGAACCGGAATGGAGGCTCCTCAACCAGCGACACCGGGTCTGCGGTCATTATGCGCGATGGATGGTCGTCAGCAGAGGCGCGGGCAAAGGATTCCGAACAGATGTTCAAACGGTCCGAAAAGCAGTTTCTGAAAATCGCTATCAAAATCTGCAATAATCTGCGGGCACTTTCGCTGAAAATGTCCGCCCTGGAAATTCGGTTTACGCGCCGAAACTACGAAAATATCAGCGAAAAGGCCAGTGTTTTGGTAGCCATGCTGAACAACGGGAAAATTGCCCCCCAACTGGCATTTACACACTGCGGCATGTTCTCCGATCCTCAGCTTGCGTACAAAATCAGCGCGGAATATGCCGAAAAGCAAAAAGAAAAGGAACTATCGACAGGGAAGTCGTTAAAACGCGACGGGGAGACAACCTCGGAAAAAACGGAAAACGGTGCGGAGGGAACCGCCGAAAAAACGCAGGAGGTATCAACATGAAAATCGACACCAGCAGAATCGAAGGTTACGCAGATATGTCCACCGAGGACAAACTCAAGGCCCTGGAGGGCTTTGAGTATGAGGACAACGCCGCAGAGCTTTCTCGGCAGAAGAACGCTATTTCCAAGGCAAACTCCGACGCCGCCCAGTGGAAAAAAAAGTACAACGACATGCTTTCCGAGGACGAGCGCCAGAAGCAGGAACAAGCCGATAGCATTGCCGCAATGCAGAAAGAGCTTGAGGAACTGAGAACGGCAAAGACCGTCTCTGAGTACAAAGCCAAGTTTGTGGCGCAGGGCTATGCAGAGGACCTGGCAAGTGACACTGCCAAAGCTCTGGCGTCTGGTGATTCTGCAAAGGTCTTTGCGAACCAGCAGAAGTTCCTGGACGAGTATGCCAAGAAGGTAAAGTCCGACATCCTCAAGGGCACTCCCGCGCCGCACGGCGGCGCCGGTCCCGTTGGAGTTGATTACGACAAGAAGATCGAGGAGGCGCGTGCAAGCAAGAACTATGCGGAAATCGCTTATTACACGCGCCTGAAGGCACAAGAAGAATCCGCAAATAACAAATAAAAGGAGTTAAGACATGGCAGATACTTTTGCTACCAGCTTTGCAACGCTGAACTATTCCGGCATGCTCTTTAACAAGGGCAATACCAAGACCCCCCTGAGTTCCATTATCGGTTCCCGGGCTAAGGTGACGAACCACGTAGAGTTTGTTACCGGCCAGGAGTACACCACCAGCGGCGGAGAACAGCCCGCCATCTCCGAGTCTGCGTCTTTGACCGCCCCCGACGCTTCCATTGTGACCCGGGAGCAGCAAACAAACGTTACCCAGATTTTCCATGAGGCTGTCGGCATTTCCTATGCCAAACAGTCCAATATGGGCACCCTGTCTGGCCTGAACGTGGCTGGTCAACAGGCAAACCCCATTAATGAACTGGACTTCCAAGTGGCCGCCAAGATGCAGAAGATCAACCGCGACATTGAATACACGTTTATCAACGGCGTGTACAACAAGGCCACCGATGACACCAAGATCAACAAAACCCGTGGTCTCGTTACTGCAGTCACCACCAACGTCACGGCTATGGCCAGCAAGCCTCTGGGCCTGTGGGAAATTGCCGACATGGTGAAGAAGATCTATGGGCAGAACGCCCCCACCGATGGTCTTTGCCTGTGGTGTGACGCTGTGACCATGTTCCAGATTAACGCCGACGCTGTTCAGAATGGCCTGACCGTGGTTCCCGCTTCGCGTGAAATCAACGGCATTTCCCTCTCCAGCGTGGTTACTCCCCTGGGCGTGGTGTATCTGTACCTTGGCGAGTGCCTGCCCGCTGGCACCGCTCTGCTGCTGAACCTGGACGTTATTTCCCCCGTGTTCCAGCCCGTGCCCGGCAAGGGTAACTTCTTCCTGGAGCAGCTGGCAAAGACCGGCGCGGGCGAGAAGTATCAGCTGTTCGGCCAGATCGGCCTTGACCATGGCCCCGAGTGGTATCACGGCAAGTTTACCGGCATCGCCACCAGCTTTACCAAGCCCACCTACAGCCGCAGCGTGTTCATCGCCAACGACGCCAGCAATCCCGTTAATACCAAAACTGTCACCGGCTAATCTGGGGGTATGAGATGCGCGACGAAGAAAAACTGGCCATGTTGGGAGACATGACCGGAGAGACAAGCGAATCGATTCTCTCTGCGTATCTGAATATTGCGGCCAGCAAAATTCTCCGCAGAGCGTTTCCGTTCGGGACAGATGCTACTGCTGTCCCCGCATGCTATGAGATCAACCAAATTGAGATCGCCGCATATCTCATCAATAAACGCGGGGCAGAAGGGGAAACGGCGCATAGCGAAAATGGCGTTTCCAGGTCTTATGAGGGCGGCGACGTGCCGCCTTCTCTTATGCGGGAAATCGTGCCGTTTGCGGCTACCATGTGAGGCGCAGAAATGAAAATCATGAACCGAAACAAAAGGCCGTGCTGGTATCTTTTGTACCAGGGGACAGAACTTGGGAAAGACGCTAATGGCTACGAAACCGGAGAAAAAAGCGTGAAATACGCGGACCCGGTGAAAATGGAAGCCAATATCTCCCCGGCTGCCGGGTATGCGCAGATTCAGCAATTTGGGCAGTTCATCTCCTATGACAAGGTGATCATCACAGATGATATGACCTGCCCCATAGACGAAAATACAGTACTTTTTATTGACAAAAAGCCGGAATATAAAGACGGGAAACCGCTTTATGACTACGTTGTAAAGCAAATTGCCAAGTCTCTGAATTTGGTTTCCATCGCCGTCAGCAAGGTGAATGTGTCGTGAAAAGGACTGTAAAGACGGCGCTGTCCGCTGCGGGCATTCAACGGATGATTGACGTAGTCGAGGATTACCGGACATGGCTGGAGGACCGGGCGAATGTGCTTCTCCGAGAGCTTTCTTCCATGGGGTATGATATCGCATCTGCGAAATTTGAGTCTGCTGTATACGACGGGACAAACGACGCGAATGTAAAAATCGAAGAACGGGACGGACGCACGGCGGCGGTAGTAGCTGTCGGTGCGTCCGTCCTGTTTATTGAATTCGGCACTGGCGTTATGTACCCGGACAACCACCCGGAAGCCGCGCGAAACGGCATGGTTCGCGGCGCTTACGGAAAGGGTCACGGCAAGCAAAGGACGTGGGGCTACTACGGGGACCCCGGAACGAACGGAGTTGAGAAAACGAACCCCAAAACCGGCAATACGGTGGTTCTTACTCACGGCAACCCGGCCAATATGTCTATGTACGACACGGTAAAGGAGCTTTCAGACAGGCTCCCAGCCCTTGTCAAGGAGGTGTTCCGATGATCGACATCGAAAGCAAGGTGTATACGCCCATCGCGGAACAGCTCCGCGAAAAATACCCGGGCATTGACGTGGCCGGGGAGTACATCAATGCACCCCCTAAATTCCCACATGCCAGCATTGTGGAGCAGGACAATTACACCGCCGCAAATCGATTAGATTCATCCGAAAGCGAGAGATATTCCGTACTGATGTACGAGGTAAACGTTTACTCCAACAAAACTGGCGGGAAAAAGAGTGAATGCCGTTCCATCATGGCAGACATCGACAGAATGATGTATGCGCGCAACTTCACAAGGATTTCCATGTCACCGGTCCCGAACATGGAAAACGCCTCTATCTACCGTCTTGTTGCCAGATACAGGGCGGAAACAGACGGGGCCACTATTTTCAGACGATAACAGAAAGGAATGATGACCTATCCCTATCTCTACTTACAAGGTTTTCCTGATGCACAAGGATACCAGCGCCGCGTCGTGGTCGAAGCTGATCGACATCAAAGAGTTTCCCGACCTGGGCGGCGACCCCGACATGCTGGAAACCACCACGCTTTCCGACAAGATGCAGACGTTCATCGCGGGCATCCAGTCCATGGACGGCCTGTCCTTCACCGCCAACTACGCCTTGCCCGATTATAAGGCGCTCAAGGCGCTGGAGGGCAAGCAGGAGGATTACGCCGTATGGTTCGGCGGCACCGAAAGCGCTGGAACGCTGACTCCTTCCGGTTCCGACGGCAAGTTCAGCTTTAAGGGTGAGTTGTCCGTGTACCCCACTGGAGGCGGTGTCAACGAAGTTGTGGGCATGGCTATCACCATCGCACCCTCGACCGTAATTAACCTGGAGAACGAATAAGGAGGAAACAGAATATGGCAAAGACGCTTACTGTTAAGGACCCCGTGACTGGCATTGCGTACACCCTGGAATATACCCGGAAGACCGTGGAGCTGATGGAGAAAGAAGGGTTTGTTGCGACCGAAGTCGAAAACAAGCCTATGACCAGTCTCCCCGCGCTGTTTGCTGGAGCTTTTAAGGCTCATCATCGGTTTGTTAAGCGCGACGTGATCGACAGGATTTACGCGGGCATGCCCAAGAAGGACGAACTGATCGGCAAGCTGGTTGAGATGTACAACGACCCCATCATCGCCCTGCTGGACGAGCCTGCGGAAAGCGAGGAAAACCCTACCTGGACGGCGAACTGGTAAACGAGTCGCCGTCGAATAAAGCGGGGGAGCCAATCCCCCGCTATTCCGATAAATTCTATGAGCTGTTTCCATATTATCTGGCCATTGGCATGACCTATAGCCAGTACTGGGACGAGGACTGCGAACTGGTCAAATATTACAGGGAAGCAGCGAAGATTAAACGCGATTTGACAAATCAAACCGCATGGCTGCACGGCGCGTACATTTATGAAGCCGTGGCGGACTTGGCACCCATTCTTCGCATGGGCGGCAAGAAAGGCACCAGGCCAAAGCCGTACCGTGATTCCCCATACGACCTGTATGCACAGAGCGAAAAGCCCAAAAAACAGGAGCAAGGCGACAAGAAGGCGCGGTCCGTCATGGAGATGTTTATGATCGCAAACAACAAACGATTCGAACAGGGAGGTGGCAAAAATGGCGGATAATGTGGAAATCCAGGGTATTGAGTTTCAAATTAAGGAAAACAGCGACAGCGCTGTAGCGTCCCTGGAAAAGCTGCAAAACACCCTGGTTCGTCTGAAAACGGCCACATCCGGGGGCGTGTCGGCTTTGCGCACTACTGCCAGGCAGTTGGACTCCCTGAACAAGGCCCTGGAGAACACCAGCGCAGATAAGATTCAGAAGATCCGGTCCTTGACCAGCGGACTGAAGAGCCTGAGTGAGGTCAGCGCCGTCAAAATCTCCAGTTCCGTGCCGAACCAAATCGCCGCACTTTCTACGGCGCTGAGCCAAATCAAGACAACGGACGGCGATAAGCTGATTGCCCTTGCAGACGGTATGCGCCCGCTCTCCGAACTGGGACGTTCCCATCTCACATCGTTTATTAGCCAACTCGGCAAACTCCCGGAGGTCATGCGTGAGCTTGATGCGGCGGACTTGGATAAGTTTAACCGCCAAATGAAGGAGCTTGCGGCGGCGATTCGCCCGTTGTCTGACGAGATGCAGCGGCTCGGAACGGGATTTGCTGCGCTACCAGCCAGACTCCAGCGGGCCATTACGATGGTAAACCAGTACAACGCCGCCGTTCAGCGCGGGACGCGCAGAACAAGCATGTTCAGCAGAGCTACGGGCATGATTCGGTTCGGCATTTTGTATGCTGGGCTGCGGCGCGTGGTGGGCCTTATCGGAACGGCTATCACGGAATCCAACACGTACCAGGAGGACCTGAACTTGTTCAACGTCGCGCTGGGTAAATACGCAAAGGAAGCGCAGAACTACGCAGAAAAAGTATCTTCTGTGATGGGCATCGACCCGGCGCAGTGGATGCGAAACCAGGGTGTGTTCCAGACGCTTCTGACCGGATTTGGCGATACAGAAGACCGGGCATACACCATGAGCAAAAACCTGACACAGTTAGGCTATGACCTGTCCTCTTTCTTCAACATCTCTATTGAGGACTCCATGCAGAAGCTGCAATCCGGCATTGCAGGAGAACTGGAGCCCCTGCGAAGATTGGGCTATGACCTGTCTGTTGCGCGATTGCAGCAGGAAGCGCTGAATCTTGGTATTACCAAGAGCGTTTCCGCCATGAATCAAGCAGAAAAGGCAGAACTGCGGTACTACGCTATTATGACACAGGTGACGACCGCACAGGGCGACATGGCCCGAACCCTGGAAGCTCCTGCGAACCAGCTGCGTGTGCTTAGAGCAGAAATCACTCAGGTGTCCCGTGCAATCGGCAATCTGTTTATCCCGATCCTGACCAAGGTTCTGCCTTATGTCATTGCATTTCTGCAAATTGTCCGCGAGTTAGCGAACGCGCTGGCTAAACTGTTCGGGTTTGAGCTTACGGACGTTGACTGGGATGGTGTGAATCGTGGAGCTGTTGCCGCCGGGGAGCTTTCGGACAACATGGATGCAGCGGTAGATGCTGCCAAGGAGTTTAAGCGCTACACCATGGGCTTTGACGAATTGAACATCCTGCCGTCCAACACGGGTTCTTCCGGCAAAACGGATGCTGGTGTTACCGGCTCTGGTGGACTCGGGATTGATTTGCCCGAGTACGATTTCCTGACTGGGGCTGTTCAAAGCAAGGTTTCTGAGATCAAACAGACAATAGAAGACAACATTGCAGAAATCAAAGCCACATTAGGCGCGGCCGATTTTGTTATTGGCGCGATTCTCGCTTTTACCGGGATTAACGTGCCCGCCGGAATCGCCATGATGGCAAGTGGCCTTGCTCTGATGATTTCCGGCAACGAAGATAACCCGGACGCCGTGAAGAATGTTTTGGAAAATGCCATCGCAAACATTGACCTTGTAAGCGGAACTGCGGCGTTGGTCATCGGCGCAATCCTTGCATTTTCCGGGGCAAATATTCCCATCGGCATCGGCCTTATGGCATTTGGCGCAACGGAACTGATTGCGTCTCAAACCCTGACGTGGGATAAACTGTCGGAAGATGTCCGACAAATCATCGGCGGGCTGGTCACATTTGTTGCATTGGGCGCACTGGCGGTAGGCGCTATTTTGGCCTTCTCCGGGGCGAATATCCCGCTGGGCATCGCCTTGATGGTGGCTGGTGCGTTCGTGCTGGCCACAGCAATTGTTCCAAAGTGGAACGAAATGCCTGATTCCGTGAAAAAAACAATCACCACCGTTATGGTGATACTTGGTGCCGCGCAGTTGGTACTCGGCGCGTTGCTTACGTTTACCGGAGTAAACATCCCCATGGGCATTGCTCTGATGGTAATCGGAGCGGCAAGCCTCGCGACAGCTGCGGCGCTGAACTGGGACGCCGTCTCGAAGTTCCTGAAAAAGTCGATCTCTTATATTGCTGGTATTGTTGGCGGTGCGCTTATGGTTCTCGGCGTTTTGCTGCTGCTGTCTGGCGCGGGAATTGGACTCGGCCTTGCCGTGCTTGCCGCCGGGCTTGCATCATCTCACGCCGCATGGAAGCTGGACGACAACCCTATTACCCGATTTGTAAAGAAGATGGCCAACGGGATTATCTCCATCGTCAATGTCGTGATTGATGCGGTAAATGAGATGTTCCACCTGGACTTCAAGGGTCTGAAAATCGGTGGCGTTCAAATCATACCGGCTTTTAATAAGCGATTGGTAAACATCCCGAAGATCAAACAATTCGCCGAAGGCGGTTTTCCCAACGAGGGGCAACTGTTTGTCGCCCGTGAAGCTGGAGCGGAGATGGTGGGCAACATTGGCAGACGGACAGCCGTTGCGAACAATGACCAAATCGTTTCCGCCGTGTCTGACGGCGTGTACCGCGCTGTAATGTCCGCTATGTCCAATAAGGATGGAGTGTCCGGGGATATCAATCTCACTATCAATATGGACGGCGACGTGGTGTATCGCAACGTCGTAAAGAAGAACAAAGAGGCGGTCCGGGCAACCGGCAAATCTCCCCTGTTTGCGTAAGGAGGGCACATGGCAATCATCACAGTAAAAAAGAAAGACGAGACCACAGTGCCGCTCCCCGATCCCAAATCTTTTTCCTGGGGCTTACAGGACGTAGACGCAGACGGTTCCGGAAGAAACCAAAATGGTGATGCGTTCCGCGACAGGGTGGCCAGGAAACGGAAGTGGACCATGGAATGGCCCCCTCTGACTGCTGAACAATGCTCCACAATCCTGAGAGCCGTCACGGACGTATTTTTCCAGGCGACAGGGCCAGATGCAGAGGACGGTACAAACCGCACCATGACATGCTATGTGGGCGACCGGACTACTCCCATGTATTCCTGCATCAATGGCGAATGGAGATGGGAAAGCCTGTCCATGAACTTCGTGGAGAGGTGACGCCATGTACAATGTCTCCACCGCGTTTCACGCCGCTTTTGCGGATTATGGACGTGAGATCAAGGCCAAGGTGATTTTCAACGGGCAGACGGAGCTTGACGGGAACTATGTGCAGGAGATCACCGCAACACCGGCGTTTGATTCTTCAGATGGCATTTCCGTCGGCTCCGCCTGTTCCGGGCGGTGCAAAATCCGCATTTACAAGCCGGATGAGCCGCTGCAATTGTCCGGCGGGTACTTTGTACCGTATATCGGCATCTACGTTCCTGGTGGTGATACAGGCACAACAGCCATCGCCGGTCAGGCTGTGGCCGGTAAGGCAATCGTTGGCGTAAGCACCGCAGCGTCTGGGGTGGAATATGTACCTCTGGGGCGATACTACATCCCCGCAGACGGCGTAGAAAATTTGGTGTATGGCTGGGAAATCACCGGCTATGACCAGATGGCATCCTTGACGGAGCAGTACACCCCGCAAATTGAGTTCCCCGCCACGCCAGACGCTATGCTGACGGACCTGTGTGCGCAAAGCGGCCTGACTCCCCCAACGGTGACTTTTCCGGATATGACAATCGAGTCTGTGTTTGAGGGCACCATCCGACAGCAGCTGGGGTGGCTGGCTGGACTGTGCGGACAGTCCGCGCACTTCGACCGGGACGGCAATCTGGTGTTTAAGTGGTACGCAAAGACTACTTTTCAGGTCAGCCGGGACCAACAGTACATGTCCGGCCTTACCCGCACGGCAGACGATCTGTACACGGTATCCAGCCTCACCACCGGCACGGAAGATGAACCCATTACATCCGGCACCGGCTTGGGCATCACATCTACAAACCCATACATGAACCAGGCCGTTGCAGACCTGATTCAGCCGGAGTTAGAGATATCCTTCCAGCCCTGCGACGTAAAATGGCGTTGTGACCCGTCTGTTGAGGCGGGCGACGTCATCCAGGTGGAGGGTGATACCGGCGAATGGCTGGACGTGTGCGTCATGGAACAGGAAATCCACCTGTACGGCGGCCTTTCCTCTACGATGCACAGTTACGCCCCGCAGGACGCGGATTACGCCATGGAAAGCCCCACAGAGCAGCGCATTAAGCGGGCTTATGAGAGCCTTACCAAGGCCATGCAGAACGCTACGCAAAAGATCATCGGGGCAAAGGGCGGGTATTATGAACTGACACTGGACGATCAGGGTTTCCCCGTCGGGTGGACCCTGCGAGATACGCCCACCATTACGCCCAATACCCGGATGTGGATTATGTCCACAGGGGGGCTGGGATTCTCCAAGGACGGCGGCAGCACCATTTCCGGTGTTGCCTTGACCATGGACGGCGAGATCAACGCAAATGTCATAACCGCCGGGCAAATGTCCGCCGAAAGAGTCACCGTCAACGGCCAGACGCTTTCGGACTTTATCGACGCCAGTATCGACGATGACGGCCACCCGGTGCTGCGTATCGGGTCATCTGCATCGGAAATTGTGCTGAAAGAGTACAACGACAAAATCGGCTTTTATGACACTTCCGGGACCCTTTTAGCATATTGGAACAACAACAGCTTTGAACTTGTGGAACTGAGCAAGTTCCGCCTGGGACCCATGGGCATTGTCGTACAGCCCAACGGTTCCGTGTCCTTCGTGGGGGTGAATTGATGGCAAGCATTTACGGCGCAAAATCTTCCACCGGCTGGCAATTACGGCTGGATTACAGCGTATCCCAGAGCATCGCGGACAACAAGTCCACACTGTCCCTGACGCTGTACATCTATGACGGCACCGGAGAGAGCTACAACCTGGACGCCAATAGTTGCTATTACACTCTGCAAGGCACCAAGGTGTATAACCCGTACCGGTACAATTCCAGGGGCTGGTACAAGCTGGGCAGCAAGTCTATCACCGTGGCCCACAACAATATGGGCAAGGGGTCTGTGGTTCTTTCTGCGGACTGGCACAGCGGGTTTACGTCATCTTACACGCCGTCCAGCCTGACGGTTTCCGGCACGGTCAATCTCCCGGATATCCCCCGGGCATCTTCCGTTTCAGCGACCGGACTTGTGCTGGGTTCTGCCGGTACGCTTGTAGTGACCAGGGCCGTGAGCACTTTTACACACACCATCAAACTCAAGTGCGGCTCTGCGGCACAGGTAACTGTGGCGACAAAATCCAGCGCCGCATCCATTCCGTACACGCCGCCACTGGATTGGGCCGCGCAGAATACGTCTGGAATCTCCGTAAACATCGCGGCGGAGATCACCACTTACAACGGGGACACCGTGGTGGGCACCAATACGACCACACTGACGGCATCCATCCCTGCATCGGTAAGACCCACCCTGTCCGTGAGTCTGTCAGACACCTCCGGATATCAGCCCACATACGGCTGGGTGCAGGGCAAGAGCGCCCTGAAAGCCACGTTTTCCGCTGCTGGGTCTTATGGCAGTACGATCAAGGCCAAGTCCCTGACCATCGGCGGAAAAGCCGCCAGCCATGACGGGGCGAATGTCCTTACAGAAAGCGGCACAATGGCCGTTGTAGCCACCGTCACGGACAGCAGAGGGCGCACGGCATCTGTTGCCAAGAACATCACTGTGAACGCGTACAGCGGCCCAGTGGTCCAGGATTTGACCTTTGCGCGCGGCTCTTACGCAAATAGCGTGTGGACGGAAAATTCCATGGGCGCAGATATCAAGCTGACGTTCACCCTGTCCCTCCAGCTGACCGGGAACAAGGCATCTGTGGAGATTACCGGCGCGTCCACGCTGACCGACCAGATCAGTGGCGCAAAGACCGTGTATCTGGTGTCCTTTGGCACGGACACGACCAGCGTTGTACAGGTCAAAGCTACGGATTCCCTGGGCACCATGGTAACGCGGGAGATCACCATCCCTACCGTTTCGGTGCCCATGAACATGAGTTTTTCTCTGCCAGGGGTATGCTTCGGCGGCGTGGCAGAACACGAAAAGGTGGTAGAGTTCAAGTGGCCCATCCGGTATTTGGGGAAAGCTCTCCTGGACTACCTCCACCCCGTCGGCAGCATCTACCAGTCCACAGATTCCACGTCCCCAGCGGACCTGTTCGGCGGCACCTGGGAGCAGATCAAGGACGTGTTCCTCTTGGCGGCAGGCGACTCCCACGCGGCTGGCTCTACCGGCGGCGAGGAGACACACGTCCTGACGGCGGCGGAGATGGCAAACCACACCCACGGCTACGATTACACGGGCCAGAGCATTACGGAGGGCGTCAACGCCATCCGCCTGTATAATGCTGCGAGTACCCAGTACAACCCTTACACGGGCAAGGCTACGTCCAACTGCGGCGGCCAGGCCCACAACAATATGCCGCCGTACCTGGCCGTGTACACATGGCGCAGGACGGCATAAAGGAGTGATACAATGCCCTTTAGCAAGACGAACTTTGTGGACAACCAGACCGTTATCGACGCTGCCACCCTCAACGCCATCCAGGATGAGCTGATCCGGGTAGCCGGACTGCTGGGCAAGGACATCCAGTCCGCTGCCATTAACGACAGCGGCCATCTGATTTTGACGCTGACAGACGGCACCACGCTGGACGCTGGCGTTGCCAAGGGCGCACAGGGAGAAAAGGGCGCGACCGGCCCGGCTGGCCCGCAAGGCCCGAAGGGAGCCCCTGGGACGGATGCAAGCGTGACGGCGGCCAACGTAGCTGCCGCCATGGGCCTGTCCGGTCTGGCGGCGGAT